GTGTTAGGTATAAAGTATGAGGATTTGATTATCAAGTTTTATACTGAAGGATTATTACCTAAGAATTACTTTAATCTAAAGGAGATATGATATACATAGTATCAGTTATATTGTGGTTAATTGTTATATTTGTACTTGGTAAAACTAGAGACAAATGGCAATAAAACCTAAACGTAAACTGTGTGTTGGCTGTAATAAAGAGCAATTCATCTGGAAGAATGATGGAGGGTATAGATATTGTAAGTCTTGTTGGCTAACTAAGGTCCCAACAAAACCTATCAAACGTACACCTATCAAGCATTCTCAAAAACCAATGAGAAAGAAATCATCCAAGATGAATGCTCTTGATACAGTCTATTCAGCACTCAGAAGAACATACTTAGAACGGTATCCAATGTGTCAAGCACGCTTAACAGGTTGTTCACTATCATCGCACGACATCCACCACAAGGCAGGCAGAGGCAAATATCATAATGATCCAACCACATGGTTATCAGTGTGCAGGACATGTCACATATGGATAGAGGAACAGTGGAAGCACTGTTATAGGCAATGGTTCAATCAAAAACACCATATTTACAGGCACAAAGCCGTCTAAAAACGTATTACAACAACAATTAGACAAAATCTGTAAAAGACATGGTATAAATATAGAAGACATCAATGAGTAGAGAACAAGTTCAGGAGCAGGCTCTTGGAATTGCTACTAATAATAAACGTTGTGGTTTAGGTATATCTATGGGCGTGGGTAAGACTAGAATAGGTCTCCAGCACATGATCAAGAACTTTAACCCAATGGTTAGCTATTTAGTAGTAGCACCAAAGAAGTCTATATTTCAGTCGTGGAAAGATGAGATAGCTAAGATAGATAATGATTACTTAGGTGGTCACATCACTTACACTACGTATCTCAGTATAAATAAGCATAATCCAAATGATTATGATGTGGTATACTTGGACGAATGCCACAGTTTGTTGTTAGGTCATGAGTTATTCTTATCTCAATACACTGGTAAGATCCTAGGTTTAACCGGGACACCACCAGAAAGAAGAGGTACAGATAAATACTTCATGGTTAACAAGTATTGTCCTATTAAATATACTTTCAGTGTTGATGATGCCTCTGATAATAAGATTCTTAATCAGTATCAGATAATTATACACCAGTTAGAGTTGTCTAAAGTCTCAAGTTTACAAAAGAAAACTAAAGATGGTAGACAATGGTATACTAGTGAGAAGAAAGACTATGAATACTCTAGCAAGAGGGTCCATGAGTCTGGCACACAAAAACAAAAGCAATTTAATAGTATTATGAGAATGAGATCTATGATGGAGTATACATCTAAAGAAGCATATGCCAAGGGAATGCTTAAGCATATGAATCAGAAATGTATAGTATTTGCTAACACTCAGAAACAAGCAGATAGAATATGTAAGCATAGTTATCATTCAGGTAATAGTAGTTCAGAAGAAAACTTAGAACTATTTAGTGATGGTAGAATTGATCAGCTATCGTGTGTATTACAATTAAGTGAAGGTGTTAGTATACCTGGTCTTAAGCAAGGTATTATCTTGCATGCATATGGTAACAATAGAAAATCATCACAACGTATAGGTAGGCTGTTACGCCTTAATCCAACAGAGACTGCAACATGTCACATCTTATGTTATAAAGATACAATAGATGAAAAATGGGTTGAGTCAGCATTATCTAGCTTTGATAAGAGTAAAATTAAATATTATAACCCTTTAGATAATTAAATATGGAACACAGAAAAAAAATGTTTATTACTATGCTTGCAATATGCGCAGTATATCTGT